TCCAGCGTTGACTATCCACTAAATGGTGAGATTCGTCAATCAGTTGGTACTGCTGGATCAATTGCTGTTGGTTATGTTGCATCTTGGGATGGTGATACTGGGGTGTTGAGATACTATCAACCTGTTGGTCTATCTACCATATCCAATAATAACTTTAGAAACTTTGATTTTGAAGGCAATACAAATCCAGTGAATTGTGTTGGTATGGCAGGAACTGCTTTATTTCCTGATACTAGTTTCACAAATGTTTCTAGTGTGACGCTAAGTGGAAAGGTAATTGATTTAGGTCAAACTTTCGTTCTTGGAAAAGCAAATCCAGAAGTTGAAAAGTATTCAGGTGATATCATTTACATTGATAACAGAGCACCAATCAGTAGATCTGAATCCCAAAAAGAAGAAGTAAAAGTCGTAGTAGAGTTCTAAGAACATGACCCAGAACACCAATTTAAATGTTTCGCCTTATTTTGACGATTTTGATGAAGATAATAACTATAATAAGGTGCTGTTCAAACCTGGATTCCCAGTTCAATCCAGGGAATTAACTACGCTACAGTCTATCCTGCAAGGACAGATTGAAAAGTTCGGGCAACACTTTTTTAAGGAAGGGGCAATGATTGTTCCTGGTGGAATAATCTACGATTCAAATTATTTTGCAGTTAAGATTGATCCTACTTTCTTAGACGTTCCTGTTTCTGCATATACTTCATATCTTAAAGATAATAAAATTGAGATACAAGGTGAAACTTCTGGTGTTAAGGCAACTGTGGTCAATTGTATCACAAGTGCGGAATCGATTGATTCTGTTGATACTCTTTATATTAAATACACTTCTTCTGGATTGGATGGTGTAACACCAACATTTGCAGATGGTGAAAATCTAATTACATTAGAAGATATTAAGTATTCTTCTACTACTATTCCAGCAAATAATCCATTTGCAAGAGCTCTTGTCTCTGAAGCAACTCCTACTGGTTCTGCTGCATCTATCAGTGAAGGAGTATTTTTTGTTAGAGGATATTTTGTAAAAGTACCTGCCGGTACTGTAATCCTGGATCAGTATACAAATTCACCTAGTTATAAAGTTGGTCTCCAGATTTCTGAAGATATTGTAACTGCTTCTTCTGCAAATCCTGATTTGTTTGATAACGCTAAGGGATTTTCAAATGAATCTGCACCAGGAGCAGATAGACTTAAAATGTCTGCATCTCTTGTTAAGAAGTCACTCAAAGACAATAATGATGCTAACTTCGTAGAACTGTTGCGTGTAGAAGAAGGACTTGTTCAAAAGTTAGTTAACAAGACTGATTATAATATATTCAAGGAAGAACTCGCAAGAAGAACATATGACGAATCTGGTAATTATTACGTCAAAAAATTTGCTGTCGATGTTAGAGAAACTTTAAATGATAGACTTGGCAATAAGGGCATTTATGCTCCAGGTCAATTAACACAGAGGGGTAATACTCCTTCTGATGATCTTTTCACCCTTCAGATATCCTCAGGTAAGGCATATGTAAGGGGATATGAAATTGAAAAGATTGGATCAACTTCACTTGATAATGTGAAACCAAGAACTACGAAGAAGAAAGAAAACGTCAGTGTTCCGGTTACAATTGGAAACAATATTCAAGTAGAAAATCTTTTTGGTGCGCCAACAATTGGATTCAACAACACATACACGGTAGAACTAAGAGACCGTAGACTTGGTGATAATGGACAACTAGACAGTGCATCATCAGTTATTGGTAATGCCAGGGTTTATGATTTTGGTAAGAAAAATATAGCTGGAATTGGTACAGAGAGATTTGATTTAAGACTCTTCGATATTCAAACATTTACTACTCTGACACTTGGACTTGGTGTTACTGCTGCAAATTCTGCATTCGTTAAAGGTATATACAGTGGAGCAACTGGTCACCTTAAGGACGCAGTTTCAAATGCAACGACTCTCAATCTGCTAGATGTAACGGGTCAGTTCCAAATTAATGAACCAATTGAGATTAATGGTCTTGTTGTAGGTAGAAATATTACATCAGTCAGAGATAATGATGTCCGTGATATTAAATCAATTGGCACTACTTCATCACCTATTTTTGCTTGCAACGTTGCAATGCAGCAAACTGAAAATCTTATCGAACCTGGTTCAGCATTCCAGATCGCAGTAGACTCTGGTTCTGGTAGTGCTGTAACTTCACCATCTGTTGGAGACTTCAGAAATGTTCCTGTAAGGGTTAATGACGTTGTTCAATTCACCATACCAGGTCAAGTTCTGCCTACGTTCAATAGAGTAAGCGCAGTTGCTGCCGGTTCTCTCACCTTAGTTGGTGTTAGTAGCGTAACAGGAATTTGCACTGGTGGTACAGTAAAAGCATCCAATGGTGGTGCTCTTAATAATGTTCAAAACTTAAATGTTGTTTCTGGTATTATAGAAAAAGGAAACCGTCCAGGAAAAACGGTTAAACTTCCTAACAATACTGTTTCATCCATCAATCTTCTTGATAGTAGTTACATTATAAGAAAGCAAGCAACAGTCAATATCGGTGCAAGTCTGCAACTTAGTTTTGCTATAACTGACTTTGGTGATGATAATCTGTTCCTAGAACCGTATAATCAATTTAATTATACCTTAACTTATGCAAATGGACATAAAGAAATTATTCTTGATTCTCAGGTCACAATTTCTGGTGACCTTAAAACAATTTTAATTAAGGGACTTAGCCAAACAGGTACTAGTGCAAAACTTACTCTTACTTGCAAGAGAAGCACATTATCGTCTAAGGTAAAGACCATCGCAAGATGTACCAATTTAGTTGTATCACGATCTAGAAATGCTGGATCTGGTATTGGTTCTACAACATTCGATGATGGATTAGATTATGGAGATGGAAGTTTCCCATATGGAACAAGAGTTCAAGATGAAAGTATTTCACTAAATGTACCAGACGTTACTAGAGTTCTTGCTGTATTTGAGTCTAATGATAGTAGTGCTCCATCTCTCCCATCAATCATTGCCTCTAATCAAAGCGATACATTCTCAAATAATGTAGTAGTTGGTGAGCAGATTGTTGGTGCAAATACAGGAGCAGTTGCTCGTGTTGTTGATATTGTAAGTGGTAATCAAATAAATTTTGTATATGAGAATGACAAGTCATTCCAAATATTAGAAACAGTTTCATTCCAAAGTTCTAGTATTATTGCAAATATCAGCACTCTACTCATCGGTGACAGAAATGTAAGTAATGATTATAGTCTAGACTCTGGACAAAGACAAGAGTTCCGTGATATTGCAAGAATCAATAGATTAGCAGGTGTTGCTGAACCAACTAGACAACTGAGAATTATCTTTGACCACCTCAACACAGAGGAGAGTTCTGGTACAGTAGAATCTGTCAACAGTTACAATACTCTCGACTATTCAAAAGAGATCCCAATAACACCAGCAGGAAGGGCATCAGATTTTATCGATCTGAGACCAAAAGTCAATACATATGCTCTCAGTTCATCTGATTCACCATTTGCATTTGAATCAAGATCATTCTCAAATTCAAATTGCGAAAGTGCTGTAACCGATAAAACTCTTATTGTTGATTATTCCCATTACCTTGGAAGAATCGATAGAATATATTTAACTAAAGATGGAGAATTCTTAATTAAGAGCGGAGAACCTTCAGAGTTTCCAAAGTTACCAGTTGCTAATAGTGAAGGATTTGAAGTCGGTGTTCTTACAATGGCTCCATACATGTATGATGCCACTTTCGATAGTCAACTGAAACTTATCTCTCACAAGAGATTCACCATGAAAGATATTGGTGGTATTGAGAATAGAGTTCAGAATCTTGAGAATTATACTACACTTTCTTTACTTGAAACTGATACTAAGAACCTTTCAATTAAGGATCCCAACACTGGACTGGATAAGTTTAAGTCTGGTTTCTTTGTAGATAATTTCAGAAATCACAATGGTGCCAATCTGAGCGGTGAAGCAAGATTTGATATTGACATAAAGCGTGGTGAACTACGTCCACGTTCTACTGAGAGAAATTTCACTCTGCAGTTTGAAACAGTATCAACCGAAGCAAATCGCACAGATGCTGATTATGCTTGGGCAAATGATTTTTCTGATGTTAATGTAACTAGAAAGGGTCCTGGTCTGACTCTCAATTTTGAAGAAGTTGAGTTTATTGATCAACCACTTGCAACTAGAACTGAAAACCTGAATCCATATCATATTGCATTATATGCTGGATCAATTGATCTGTCCCCTGCTACAGACTATTGGATCGAAGAAGTTGTTCTTGCTACTCCTGATATTGTTCAGGTTGATTCTGTATTCAATGGAATGGCGGAATTGCTTGCTGTTGAAGATCGTGAGAACGGTGGAATGGCAGCAAGTTGGTGGAATTCTTCTGAATTCACCTGGAATGGTGATGATAGAGTGTTTGATAGTGAATTAGTTAACAGCACAGTAATTGGTTCTTCAGGTGGCAGTAGCACCAGCACCAGTAGTTCTCTTTCGGAATTTGTAGACGGGCTAGGTGTTCAGCAGACTACAACCACCACAACTAGTAGTTGGTCAAGCACTACTTTCAGAGATGATTTTGTAGATACTGCATTTGAAACTGGTACTGAGAGTGTATATGGTCTTGAACTCTCTTCTGGAACTGAAGAGATTAGTCTTGGAGACAGAGTTATTGGTGTTGAGACTATCCATAACTGCCGTTCCAGAAATATTCATGTAACTGGTAAGAAACTAAAACCAAATACAAAGTATTATGTCTTCATGGAAAGTGTTGACATGAATGAATTTGCATTCCCCAAGCAACTGCCAGTTACAATGATCAGAGGTGCATTTAAACCTGGTCAAATTGTTGAAAGCATTGGTTTAACTGTAGTCGGAGCACCAAGGATTAGTTTCCGTACAGCACAACATAATCATGAGATTGGTCCATTTAACGCTCCAACAACTGTAGTTGATGGACTTAGTTCTTCATATTCTGGAACTTCAAACTTTATCAATGTTGACCTTGCAGATCTTTCCAATCAAACAACACCATCACATCTTGGATACGTTACGGAGGGAATGATTCTTGTTAATACTGATGGAACTGCAGAAGCACAGATAGGTGAGATACAGTTGATGACCGATAGTAAGGGTGAGATACAATTCTCACTCCATATTCCAAATCCAGTTGTTGCTGCCAATCCTAAGTTTACTACTGGATCAAGCACAATTAGATTAACTTCATCTCCTATCAATTCTCCGGTATTAGACCCAGGCGGCAGTTCTGCTGAAACTGAGTATCTTTCATCTGGATATGTTACAAGTTATGAAGAGCAAGTTCTTTCTATTAAGACACCAGAAGTTGACAGAAGACTGGTTGAGACTTTAGATGCAATAAGACTGACGCAAGATGAAAGTTCTGTAACTAGAACAGAGTCGTCATCCTCTTCAAGTTCCAGTAGTGTTACTGGTGAATACTTTGACCCACTTGCACAATCCTTCTTAATTACTGCCGAAAATTTCAATGGAACAAATTCCGATGGTGTATATGTAACTGGTGGTGAGGTATACTTCAAGACTAAAGATCCTTCAATTCCAGTTACGGTTCAGATCAGAACCATGAGAGATGGTACTCCAACAACACTGGTTGTACCATTTGGTCAAGTTAATATTCAATCAAATGATGTTAAAATATCTGATGATGGTAGTGCAGCAACAGAATTCAAATTCGATACTCCTGTCTATCTACAAACTGGATATGAATATGCTCTGGTGCTCGTTTCACCTACAGAGAAGTATCTGGCATTCATCACTAGAATGGGTGAAGAAGATCTACTACTCAAGGCAGTTTACAATAAGCAACCATACCTTGGATCGCTGTTCAAGTCACAGAACCAGTCAACCTGGACTCCAAGTCAGTTGGAAGACCTTAAGTTCAAACTCAATAAAGCAAAGTTTGTAACCAATACTCCAGTTTCAGTATCATTCTATAATAGTGAACTACCTAGAGTTGGTATTAGAAAGAATAATCCAGTTACTGCATTCTCTAAGAGACAGTTCATTGGTATTGCAGCAACAAATAATGCATTTGGATCTGGTAATGAAATTCAACAAGGAACCAATAATGGTAAGATCTTTGCATTTGGTGGTCCATTATCAACTAAAACTTCTCCAAGCAATGAGAGTATCGCAGCACTGGTACAACCAACTGCTGGTGTTGGTCTGACCAATGGAACATACACTGGTATTGGATTCACATCACTCACTGGTTTTGGAAATTCTTGCACAGCAAGTGTTACTGTTTCTGGTGGAGCAGTTACTCAAATTCAGGTCACTAATGGTGGTGCTGGATATCAGGTTGGAGATCTTCTACTGATGAATCAACTTGGTGATACCGGAAGTGGTGTAAGAGCAACTGTTGGTGTTTCAACTAGAACTAACTTGTTAGTTGTTGATAATGTTAAGAACAATTTTGTTTCTGGAAATGCATACAACTTCTTCAATAGTAGTGGTGTTGCTAAGGCAATGACTAATATTGAGTATGTCAATAATGATCCAGTCAGAGATGGCAAGACAATGAAGTTTGACCACTTCAATCATGGTATGCACTCACCTCAAAACAAACTTAGAGTATATAATGTTGAAAGTGATATAGCCCCAACAACTCTGACTTCATCAATCAATGATGGTGACTCAGTTATTAATGTTGCAGACGGAACTGCATTTGCTACCTTTGAAGGAACAGCAGTTGGTGCTGCAAACACTGGTTATCTATTGATCGATAGCGAAATTATTGCTTACGAAACAATCTCTGGTAACGTTATTACTATTGAAAGTAGAAACTTCAATAATTCAGTCACAGGTAGTCTCCTATCAAATCATGCACAAAACACAAACGTGTTCAAGTATGAAGTCAATGGCGTATCTTTACTTAAGGTCAATAAAGTTCATGATATTGATCCAAGAGAGAGGACACTCAACAGTTACCATGTAAGTCTCACTGATTCTACTAAGACATTCTCAACAACTAAAGCAGTTGGTGGAAGTAATGTTCAATTAACCCAGAACATTCCATTTGAATACATCAAACCAAGTATCAACCTTGTCAGTCCTTCAGGAACAACTGTTTCTGCAAGAATCAAAACAACTTCTGGATCAAGTATATCTGGAACTGAAGCATCATTCACAAATGTTGGTTATGAGGGTGTTACTCTGAATCAATTGAATCGTCTTGATAGTCCAAGACTGGTCGCATCTCAGGTAAATGAAACTGAACTACTTGGTGGCGAAAAATCATTTGAACTTGAAATGCTGCTATCAACTACTGACGAGAATGTATCTCCTATGGTTGATCTTGATACGACTAATATTATCGCAGTCAGTAACCTCATTAACAATCCGGTCACTGATTTTACTGCTGACAGCAGAGTCAATATTCCTGGATTTGATCCCAATGCTGCAATTTATGAGACCAAGAGAATCAATCTTGAGTTCACTTCTAACTCAGTATTCGTTCAATTCGATGGACATAGAGTAGGAGACTCAAACATTAGAGTATTCTATAGACTGTTTAGAAATGACGAAAATGAGGTTGGTCAATCTTATATCCCATTCAATGGTGAAGGTTTATCAGATAAAGTTGTAAGTCCCAATCAATCTGAGAACGGATTTAGTGAGTATAAGTATACTGCAGAAAACACACCACAGTTTAATGGATTCCAAATCAAAATTGTTATGACTTCTCCCAAGCAATCTGAAGCTCCAAGAATTAAGAACCTTAGAGCAATTGCATTAAGGACATTTGATTCAGAAGAATGAGTAAGTATTTAAAAGTTGATTCCGATACATCCCTAATAAGGGATATGGGTTCTGGTGCTATCGTCAATACCAACAAAGGTGAGTACGATAAATTCATGAGTCTTTCCAGAAAAAAGTTTCAGGAAAAGCAGGAAATGAATAAATTAAAAGATGATGTAGAAGGTATGAAATCCGATATTGAGGAAATAAAGTCCCTTCTGCTATCCATAGCGAAAAATGATTTATAAATACCAGTAGATAGATCTAACTGACTGTAATAATGGCAGCATATGTAAGCAACATTGTAATTGATATTGGCGCAAACTTTGACCAATCATTTAACCTTGAAACTAATGCAAATGCTCCGATGAATTTATCAGGGTTTAGTGGTGCAGCAAAATTAAAGAAATCAGCAATGTCATCGACAACTGCTGCTACATTTATTGTATCTTTTCCTGATGCTGTTGCCGGACAACTAAAAATTTCTTTAGGGTCCACAATTACTTCTGCATTGAAACCTGGTAGATATTCTTATGATGTTCTATTGACTGACGCTTCCTCCATTAAAACTAGAGTTGTTGAAGGTAGTGCTATTGTTACATCTGGAGTTACCACTTAAAACATATGGCAGATATTAAAGTCAGAGTTGGATCGCAAAATGCTATTAAAGTTTTATCCTCTTTTGCTGGAGGTGGCGGAACTTTAGGTGGTTTATCTGATGTTGACATATCAGGAGTTCAGGACGGTTCTGTTCTGGTCTATAACGGGTCAACTAATAAATTTGAAGCAACTTTAGAATTAACGCCTGGAACAACCCAAAATTTAGATATCAACGGAGGAAACTTCTAAGCCATGGCAAGTATCATACGAGTAAAAAGATCTACAGGCACTGGCGCTCCGTCTAGTCTGAATTTTGGTGAATTAGGTCTTACCGTTGGAGTAGGTACTCACGGTAATAAAGGTGGGCGTCTATTCGCTGGTGATAATTCATCTAACACTCAAGTAGTTGGTGGTAGATATTACACTGATCTATTAAGCACTGCACCTGGACTAGTTGCAGGTCAAGCAAACCCAACTACAGCAGCAAATGGATTTGTTGCTATTCTCGACTCAAGTCGGAAAGTTGACCAGTGGAATGTAGATAATATAACTCTAGATGGAAATACAGTTTCATCTACAAACACAGATGGCGATATTAACATTGATCCTAATGGATCAGGTGAAATTGTTATTCCTGATGACACTTTCCTTACCTTTGGTTCAAGTAAGGACGCAAAGATCGAATATGATGAAGCAAGCACTGATAAGATTCAAGTAACTGGTGCCGATTGGAATTACGCCGATGGCGTTCAGATTGTCATTTCTGATACTACACAATCAACTTCCAAAGATACTGGTGCTCTTGTAGTTGAGGGTGGTGTTGGTATTGAGAAGGATTTGAATATTGGTGGCAATTTCAATGTTACTGGTATCACTACCTTTGCAAATAATTTAGATATTGCAGGTGATATTGATGTAGATGGTAGGACCGAATTAGATACCACTAACATTAGTGAGTTCTTAAATGTTGTTGGTGTTTCTACTTTTGCTGCTGCTGTTGACTTCAATGGTAGTATTGATGTAGATGGTCACACTGAACTTGATTTTGTTAATGTATCAGCAGCATCAACTTTTGCTGGACTGATTGATATCAACGCTGGTGGTCAAGCAAATACATTTAAAGTAGAAGACTTAACCGAGAACAGAGTTACAATTGCTGGTGTTGGTGGAGAGTTAGAAGATGATGCTAACTTTACCTTTGACGGATCTACCCTTACTTTGGGTGGCAGTGTCAATTTAAGTGTTGCCGGTAACAGCACTCTTACTGGAAACGTAGTCAGCACTGGTAATTTCAATAATACTGGCATTTCTACATTCAGTGGAAGGGTTGAGATTGATAATGTTGGTATTTCATCCAACGTTATTTCTACTAAATCTGGTGGTGGAAATACACTCTTCATTGACCCATACCCTGATGGTTTAAGTAATGAAGGTACAGTTATTGTTAAAGGCGACCTTCAAGTTGATGGTACAACAACCACTGTTAACTCAACTTCTGTTAGTGTCAATGATGCAGTCTTTGCAATTGGAGATGTAAGTAGCAAAAGAACAGTCATGGGGACTGTCAATGCAGGTGTATCCACCGTTCTTCTTGATTCTGTTGTTGGTATCAATACTGGCGACCAACTTGCAGTAACAGGTATTGACAATTCTGGTATTGGTACAGTTACTGGTTACAACACCTCAACTAAAGTTGTAACATATACTGGTACTGCTGTTGCTCCTGGAGTTGCAGTAGAAGCACAGGTAACAATTACCCACGCATTTGATACCTCTACAGACCGTGGTATTTCCTTCCAATATAATGATGGTAATGGAATAACGAATACCAAAACCGGTTTCTTCGGTTTCAATGATAGTGCTGGCGAGGCAAGTAGTGCCGTAGCAAAAGCATGGACGTATATTCCAAATGCAACTATAACAAATAGTGTAGTAGCAGGAACAAGAGGTTTCCTTGATATTAAGGGTATCTACTATCAGACTGGTGACTATAATACACATGGTGTATCATACTTCGACGCCAATGGTCTTCTAACTTCCACCAATAATCCATCTACAGCGTCAAACACGCTAACTTCTACACAGATTCTAACTGCTGTTACTGAAATTACACTTGCACTTCCTAGTGCAATTACAGTTTCTGTTGGTGACCTGATAACTCAATCAGGTGGCAATCAACAAGGTGTCGTTAAGACTGCGGTAACTGGTGGAACATCAATTACACTTATTGGTGTTACTGGAACATTTACCGATTCTGCTGACCTCATTAAGAATGGTGCAGGAACTGGCATCACACCTGATACCGCAACTGTGGTTTATACTAACAAACCAATGTGGACCAATACATTAGATGGAGGAACCTTCTAGATTTATGAATAGTGACGTTGATGTGAATATCTTGATTAAGAATTATCATTCTAAAATTTCTACATTAGTGAATCAGAATATTCTCTTAGAAGCAAAACTGGAATCTTTAACAAAAGATTACAATGAACTGCAAAACAAAGTTAATTATCAGGAAGCAGGTATCGAAGAATGAGCAAACCATCGACCAGACAAGAATTGATCGATTATTGTCTTAGAAGACTTGGATATCCGGTTCTAGAAATTAACGTAGATGATGATCAGATTGAAGACCTGGTTGATGATGCAATTCAACACTGGCAGGATTATCACTTTGATGGTTATCAGAGAATGTTCCTGAAGCACAAAGTTACTACAGCAGAAAGGGAAACATTGAGAAGTGGTGTTACAACAACCACAGGAACTTCTGGTATTGGTATTACAACAGTAAATTGGGAAGAGGGACAAAACTTTCTTCAACTCCCAGAACATGTTATTGGAATCAACAAAGTATTTAAAATGGACAACAGCACCATATCTAATGGTCTGTTCAATATCAAATATCAAATGTTCCTGAACGATGTATATTACTATGGAGCACTTGATCTTTTAAATTACTCAATGACGAAGACGTATCTTGAGGATTTAAGTAGACTTATCACTCCAGACGTTCAGTTAAGATTTAATAGAAAGAATGGTAGATTATACGTAGATATTGATTGGCGTGAATTTAATGATGACACTTATATTGTATTAGACTGCTATAGACTGGTTGATCCTTCTGATGCAGCATCAGTTTATAATGATTGGTGGTTAAAGAAATATACAACTTCACTGATCAAGAGACAGTGGGGTCAAAACTTAATTAAGTTCCAAGGCGTAGCACTCCCAGGTGGAGTCCAGTTAAATGGAAGACAACTTTACGATGATGCTATAGCAGAGTTAGAAGTTCTAGAGAAAGAACTTAGAACGACTTATGAAGAACCACCTTTCGATTTGATAGGTTGATGCGTTATGCCATTAAATTCTTACTTTTTACAAGGATCCCAAGGAGAGCAAAGACTCGTTCAGGATCTCATTAACGAACAATTAAAAATATACGGACAAGATGTCATCTACCTTCCAAGGAAGTTGGTGAGTCAAGATGCAATTCTGAATGAGACGATTGCTACTGAGTTTGATGACTCATTTAGAATGGAAGCATACCTAGCAAACTATGATGGTTTTGCAGGTAATGGAGATATTCTATCTAAGTTTGGTGTTCAGTCAACAGATCAGATTACTCTGATAATTTCAAAAGAAAGATACGAGGACTTTACTGCTCCATTCTTAGATGGAGAAGACGTTATAGTATCATCAAGACCAGCAGAAGGTGATTTAATTTATCTACCTCTTGATAATACTATCTTTGAAATTAAATATGTAGAAGCAAAGAAACCATTCTATCAACTGAATAAGTTATTCGTCTATCAGTTGAGTTGTGAAGTCTTCGATGCTGCTCTCGATGAACTGGTTGATACTGGAATCGAAGAGGTTGATCAGGCAGTATCCGACTTTATCTTTACCACCAAACTTACAATGGTTGGTCTTGATGCACAACAGGCAACAGCAACCATTCAACTTGCAAAAGATCTTGCTGGTGCTGCTAGTGGATCTTCGGTAAGTAAGATTGATCTTGTCAATGATGGAACAGGATATACGGTTCCACCAATTATTGGTATTTCAACTGCACCATCAAATGGTACTAATGCAGCAGCTGTTGCACTTATGACTCGGAGAACTGGCCAGGTAGGTCAGTCAATTGATAGCATCCAGATCACCAATCCTGGATTTGGATATACAATAACACCAGTAATTACAATCCGTCCTCAAAATTCATTTGGTTCTGGTGGCATTGCAACGGCAATTATGAGTGAAGGTTCTCTTGGACTTCCAAACATTACATTTGTTGGGGTTGGGTATGGTGTCACACCAACAGTTGCAATTACAACAGCACCTGCGGGTGGAACTAATGCAACTGCTGTCGTTCTCACTAATGCTGATGAAAAAGTTAGTGCTATTAGATACACCAATGCTGGTGCGGGGTATACGCTAACACCAAACGTCACCATAGCGGTTCCAGCGACTGGAATTACCTCGGAGAACTACTTCTCTGGAGAACTCGTCAGAGGCGTTTCTACGGGCACCACAGCGTATGTTCATAAATGGGATGCCGATACTAATGTATTACAGATCACTAATGCATCCAGTAATTTTGCACTTGGAGAAATTGTTGTAGGTATTGGAACTACTCAACTTGGATCTGATGCTGCTAGAAGAGTTGCAGCAATTTCCGATCAGGATGAGTTCGATGAATTTGCAGATAATATTGAGATAGAGTCAGAAGCAGACTCCATTCTTGACTTTACCGAGAAGAACCCATTTGGAGAGATCTAAATAGTTAGTATAGGCAAACCATGGTGTCATGTTAGGAACATATCATTATCATGAGATAATACGAAAGACTATTATATCTTTCGGTACTCTCTTCAATAACATTGAGATCCGGCATACTAAGCAGGATGGAAGTAAGTTTTCGACTGTAAAAGTTCCAATTGCATATGGTCCTTCTGAGAAGTTTATTGCAAGACTGGAGCAGAAACCTGATCCAAGAAAGAGAGTATCGATAACTATTCCCAGGTTAGCATTTGAAATGACTGGTATTCAATATGATTCCAGTAGAAAGGTTTCTACAATGCAAACCTTTAAAGCATTTACTACAGATGGAACTAAGACAGCAAGAAAGGTCTTTATGCCTGTTCCATACAATCTAGGATTTAGATTGTCAATCTTGACTCAATATAATGAAGATGCGATGCAAATCATCGAACAGATTCTTCCTATATTCCAACCGGCATTCAATGTAACAGTTGACTTAGTAGAATCGATTGGAGAAAAGAGAGATATACCACTGGTTCTAGAGAACATCAACTTTGAAGATAACTATACCTCTGGATATGATGAAAAGAGAGTTATAGTTCATCAATTACAATTTACAGCAAAGACATATTTATTTGGTGCTATTGCTGACAACAGTGAGGGTCTTATCAAGAAAGTTCAGGTTGATTATCACACAAGCACGAATAGGAAAACCGCAAAAAGAGAACTCAGGTATGTTGCTACACCTAGAGCACTCAAGGATTATAATGATGATAATGCGACTACTCTTGCTCAGGATATTGATGCTGAACAGACTCAATTCCTGGTCACAAATGCATCAAATCTATTTGTAGATGGACATATCTACATTGGCAAAGAACTGCTACAGATTAGAGAAATCAGCAGTGAAACACTCCTAGTCCATAGAGGAGTTGATGGAACTCAGGCAGATAGTCATATCTCTGGGGTATCCATTGATGCAGTCACTCAGGCAGATAATGATTTGGTTGAACCTGGTGATGATTTCGGATTCAGTGAAGAAAGATTCGATTTTAGTGACGGTAGAAGTTACAGTCCAAGTAAAGGTATAGATGTATGAGCGATCAATTTGACAGCATAAATGACACCCTGGACGTTGAAGTTCAAGCGGGAGAAATTGTAAAGGAAACTAAAAAAGAACTTAAAAAAATCAGTGACCAACAGGATCATGTAAAAGATTATGAATATACTCGTGGTAACTTGTACTCTTTGATTGAAAAGGGGCAAGAAGCAATAAATGGTATCCTTGAATTGGCACAAGAAGGTCAACAACCCAGATCGTATGAAGTTGTTGGACAACTTATTAAGAGTGTTGGTGATGTATCCGATAAGTTACTTGATCTTCAGCAGAAGATGAGAGATCTAAATAAAGAGGAGAAGACTTCTTCACCAACAACTGTAAATAATGCATTGTTCGTTGGTTCAACTGCTGAACTTCAGAAACTTCTTAAGGACGGATTCAAGAAAGAGTAATGCCAGAACCCACAAGATCCAACAAAAATAATGATAGTGTTCGTGACAACGATGATAGCAGCAGTGCTAGTAATGGTACTGGGAGTGACGCTTCTAGATTCACCTCAGGACTAGGAGAAGAAAGATTCTGTGAACTTTGTGGTAAGAAAGAATATAAGGAAGAGTGCAGTTATGGTCCTAAGATGTGGGACATGTTTACAATAAGAAATTTTAGTAAATCAGTTGTAGTTCCAGGGAAATCAACTTATGAAGAATTTAACTGGAGGAGTGAATTAGCAGAATCGTATCTTAGATTACAGGAAAGAGGAAGGACATATACTATTATCTTTAACTGGAGAGGAAGAACACTAAAAGTTCAAATGTTCTTTAACAAATTCTCCAGACCCACAAGAGAAGAAGTACGCCAGGAACTTAATAAAATATATCCTGGACCAATCGTACTATACTACAACCCATCGAAGAAAGAACCAACTTTACCATTCATGTTTGCAGGAACTGCAGGAGGAGACGCAAATGAACCCAGATGATATTGAAATTACAAATTTGAATAAAGGTTTTGAGTATATCAAGATTGCAAGAGAGATTGATGCACTGGAAGGGGTGGAAAATTTAAAAACAGTAGCAAAGTGCTACGCAAAATTATACTTAAAAACACAAGAGATTAGAGCATCTATAGGAAATATTTAAATTATGCCTGAAAATATCTATTTGGGGAATCCTAACCTTAAAAAGGCAAATACCCCAATTGAATTTACACAAGAACAGATTGCTGAATTTATTAAGTGTAAGCAAGATCCTGTTTACTTTGCACGGAATTATGTAAAGATTGTGAGTTTGGATGAAGGTCTTGTTCCTTTCAAACCATACGACTTTCAAGAGAAGTTAATTTCTAACTTCCATGAGAATAGATTTAATATTTGTAAGATGCCACGTCAGACTGGTAAATCTACTACGTCTGTATCATACCTTTTGCACTATGCAGTATTCAATGATAGTGTTAATATAGGTATCCTAGCAAACAAAGCAGCAACTGCAAGAGATCTTCTTGGAAGATTACAAACTGCATACGAGAACTTGCCCAAATGGATGCAGCAGGGTGTTGTAGTGTGGAACAAAGGTTCGTTGGAGTTGGAAAATGGGAGTAAAATACTGGCAGCATCTACGTCTGCAAGTGCTGTCCGAGGTATGTCATTCAACATCCTCTTTCTCGACGAGTTCGCATTCGTCCCGAACCATATTGCTGACTCGTTCTTTGCCTCGGTTTATCCTACTATTACTTCTGGTAAAAGTACCAAAGTAATTATCGTATCTACGCCTCACGGTATGAATCATTTCTACCGTCTGTGGCATGATGCAGAAAAAGGTAAAAATGATTATGTCCCTACAGATGTTCATTGGTCGGAAGTTCCAGGTAGAGATGATGTCTGGAAAGAACAAACAATTGCTAACACATCAGAGCAGCAATTCAAGATTGAGTTTGAGTGCGAATTCCTTGGATCTGTTGATACTCTGATTGCACCAAGTAAATTAAGAAGTTTAGCTTATGATAATCCAATCACCAGGAATGCTGGATTGGATATCTATGAAAAACCTAGAGAGGGCAGAGATTATGTCTGCACTGTTGACGTTGCACGAGGAGTCAGTTTAGACTATTCTGCTTTTATTGTTGTGGATATTACTGAATTCCCACATAAGGTAGTAGCAAAGTATCGGAATAATGATATAAAACCGATGCTATTTCCCAATATTATATACGAAGTAGTAAGAAATTATAATAATTCATTTGTTCTTTGTGAAGTAAATGACGTTGGAGACCAAGTTGCTTCAATTTTAAACTATGATCTTGAGTATCAAAATCTACTGATGTGTTCAATGCGTGGTAGAGCAGGTCAAATTGTAGGACAGGGATTCTCCGGTAAGAAGACACAACTTGGTGTCAAGATGAGTAAGACTGTGAAACAAGTTGGATCACTCAATCTAAAGACAATGATTGAAGAAGATAAAGTAATCTTCAACGATTATGAAATTATATCTGAATTGACTACTTTCATTCAGAAGCGTAATTCATTTGAAGCAGAAGAAGGTTGCAACGATGACCTTGCAATGTGTCTTGTAATCTATGCATGGTTAGTTCAACAAGATTATTTCAAAGAACTTACTGATCAGGATGTAAGAAAAAGATTATATGAAGAACAGAAGAATCAGATCGAACAAGATATGGCACCGTTTGGATTTATGTCTGATGGTTTAGATGAGACTAGTTTTGTAGATGCTGATGGAGATACATGGACCACTGATGAGTATGGTGATAGATCTTTTATGTGGGAATACCAATAATGGACTTTGATGAGCAGTTTGGATTAGAACATCTACTGTTCAAAGAAAGAAAATGTAGGATTTGTGGTGTCACTAAAGATTTAATTGATGGATTTTATTTGATTAGAAAAAATAGAGGCATGTATCCATCATCATATTCTTACGAGTGTAAGGAGTGTACGAAGAAAAGAGTAATTGAATATAGAAAAGAAAAGAATAGGATTACAGACATATATCCTGATTGGTAGTGTTCATGCACAGTTTCCCCACTCTACAAGTTCAAAATTCTAAATAGTTTTAGTAAAAATGAATCTTCGGTCGAGGAAAAGACATGTCGCTTAACCTAGTATCCCCCGGCGTCAAGGTAAGAGAAG